AAACGGTCAAGATGAATTCAATTTAGAGTATCGTACATACCTATACGCAAAGAAAGTACGTGAAGGAAAAGTAGACGATCCAACTTTCTATTCAGCAATTTATGAAGCGGATGATGATTGTGATTTAACAGATGAAAGCCAATGGTACAAATCAAATCCAGCACTAGGAATATTCAGGGAGTACAATGAGTTGAAGTCATTGGCTTATCGTGCTAAAGAAATTCCAGCAGAAGAAGCAAAGTTTAGACGTTTATATTTGAATCAACATATTGTCTTATCAACTGAACAAGGTATCAACATGAACAAGTGGAAAGAGTGTGGCAAGAAGACTTTTGACATGAATATGCTCAAAGGTAAAGAATGCTATGCAGGATTAGACTTAGCATCAAGTAAAGACTTTGCAGCATTTGTAATGGTCTTTCATGTTGATGGTGAGTATTTTGTTGTTCCTCATTTATTTAAACCTTCAGCAGATTTATTAGAAGCACAGAATCGTGATGGATTTGATTATACGTCTCATTCTAAAGCAGGACATATGCACGCTACTCAAGGTGACAATATTAGTTACCGATACATAAGACAAAAAATTAAAGAGTTATCAAAAGAATACGTAATAAAAGATATTGCATTTGACCGTTTTGGAAGCTCAGGTATTATTGCAGACTTACAAGATGATGGAATGTATGTAGTTGATTTTGGTCAAGGATTTAGAACAATGTCACCTGCAATTGAAAAGTTTTATGATGTTCTATTTGAAGGGAAATTACGTCACCCTAATAATCCTGTGCTAAATTGGATGGCAGGAAATGCAATGGTATCTGAAAATCCAGCAGGAGATTTAAAGTGGGACAAAAAGAAATCAACTAAAAAGATTGATGGAATTGTTGCAATGACTATGGCTTTGTCTATGGCTATTGATAACAACTATAAATTAGATTTAAATAAATTCTCAGATTCAGACGCACTAGATAAGTTAGGATGGTGAGTAATGAAACAATTAATAAACTTAATACCTGATTTACTGCTTGTAATTGGAGCACTCGTAATCGTATTAGCTACATTTCTATTGAATGTTGTAGCAGGTTTATACGTATTAGGAGTGCTTTTATTCGTGGCAGGGATATTCGTTGATAAAGACGGTATCCAATTAGGCAGGAAAAGGGGGTGAATAAATGGGATTCTTCAAACGTGGAAATGATCTAGAGAAACGAGGACGAACATTTACATTTGACCAACAAGAAATGATTGACTTCTTTACTGGTGTTGAAAACTTTGCAAATACACCAGCGAATGAAGCTACATTTTATACATGTTTACGTGTATTGGCTGATGCTATTTCTTCTTTGGGACTAGATTTAAAACAAGAAACTGACAAAGGTGTATTCAATAAGAATGCTCATTACCTTAACTACTTCTTAAAAGTTCGTCCCAATGTCCATATGTCACCTTCTGTCTTTTGGACAGTCGTAGTTTATCAAATGTATTATCATGGTCAATCTATTGTTTATATTGATACGGATAAAGTCACTGGACAAATCAAAGGATTATATCCATTAGATATGAAAAGTGTACAAATTCTTGCAGATGATAAAGGTATTTTTGGAAGTGAAAACAGTATTTATTATGTTTATTCTGTTGGTGGACAACAACTATATTTAAAAGAAACACAATGCTTAAACTTCATGAGTATGACTACAGATGGAATTACAGGTATTGCAATCAAAGACCAATTAAGAACAGTTGTTGAAAATAGTCAGCATGGACAAAACTTTGTTAATAAACAATTCAAAAATGGATTAACAGCAAGTGCAGTTCTCCAATATACAGGCGATATTAACCGTGAAAATGAACGAGCAATGAAAGAACGCTTCGAACGCATGGCAAATTCCCCTGAAAACATCGGTAAATTAGTAACAATGCCACTCGGTTTCTCACTACAACCTATCAAAGCTACAATGGTTGACAGTCAATTCTTAGAATTAAATGAGTTAAGTATTCAAATGATCGCTAATGCATTTGGTGTTAAAGGTTATCATCTAGGAAAAACAAGCACATTTACAAACGTAGAACAGCAACAAGAAGACTTTTACCGCAATACACTAGCACCAATCTTAACTAAATATGAACAAGAATTAACATTCAAATGCCTAACTGAAAAAGAAGTTAAGTCTGGATTCAAAATTAAATTCAATACATCTGAATTATTACGTAGTGACCCTAAAACTAGAGCAGAAGTTGCGAAACTCTACAAAGAAGCAGGTATTATCTCTGCTGCTGAAGCTCGTAAAGATGAAGGTCGTCCAGTATATGAAGCTGATGAAAATTCAAGTCCAGCAGAACGATTAACAGTTAATGGTGCAACTATCTTTGTTGACCAAATAGGAATGCAATGGGAACAAAAAGCAAAAGAACAAGAATCTACTGACAATAAGGAAGAAAAGCCAGTCGAACAAGTAGATGAAACACAAGATAACTTGGAAGGTGGTGAGAATATTGACAGTGGAAAAGCAGAAGGAGATACGGAAGATTGATGTTGAGAGTCTTGAAACTCGTGCAACAGAATCTAACGATCATCTAATTGAAGGGTACATAAATAAATTTGGTCAGAAATCACAATTCATGGGATTCTTTGAACAGGTTGATAGTAAGGCATTCAATAGAACACTAGCTCAAGGACATAATATTTTTGGTATGTACAATCATAGTTCTGATAAAATCCTCGGCTCTACGAAAACAGGTAGCTTAAAGTTATCCGTTGATGAAGTAGGTTTACGTTTCTCACTACAAATTAATCCAAACGTTTCATATGCAAAAGATGTATACGAACTTGTAAGAAGTGGTGATGTAGATGGTTGCTCATTTGGCTTCTATGTATTAGAAGATGAGTGGAGCGTACAAGAAGATGGAACAGAATTACGTACAATCTTAGATTTAGAATTACTTGAATGTACAATCACACCGTTCCCTGCATACTTGGATAGTGAAGCAAGTGTAAGAAGTTATGATCAATTTAAAAATAAGCAACTAGAACAACAGAAGCAAGAAGAACAACGCAAATTAAAACAGCGTCAAATAGAAATTGAATTGGAACTTTTATAAGTTCTATTTTTTATGTTCAAAAATCAAACAATTATAAAAAGGTGGATAAATTAAATGGAAAAAATCGCAGAATTACGTCAACAATTAACAGCTTTAAAAGGTGAAGTACGTTCATTAAACGGTGAAGGAAAAGTAGACGAAGCAGAAGCAAAATTAGCAGAAGTTCGTTCTATTCAAAAACAAATTGATATTGAAGCAGAGTTAGACCAATCAGAACAAAGAGGTGTAGAAAAACAAATGGAAAAACGTGAAGTAACTAAACAAGAAGAAAACATTTTACAAGCAAACACTGTATCAACTAATACTGATGAGTATCGTTCAGCTTGGTTCAAAGTATTAACAAATCGTCATGATGAAATGACTTCTGAAGAGCGTTCAATGATGGCTAAAGTAATGAAAGAAAACCGTGCATTATCTTCTGGTAGTGACAAAGATGGTGGTTATACAATTCCACAAGATATCTCTCAACAAATCCTACGTGGCATTCAAGAAATGAACTCTGTTCGTAACCTTGTAAAAGTAGTTCCTAAGAAAGCTCCAAGTGGTTCATACACAGTTCGTACAGGTGTTGCAGCAAAACTATTCAACACTTCTGAAAAACAAGCTATTCAAGAATTAAAGAACATGGAATTCGAAGAAATCACTTATAACGTTAAGAAATTCGCTGGATTCTTACCTGCTCCAAATGAATTATTGAATGATTCTTTCGTTGATTTCGTTGCTGAAATTAAAGACTGGTTAGTTGAATCTTCAGTGACTACTGAAAACGAAGAAATTTTCTATGGTGCAGGTGGAGAAACAGGCGTTGAAGGTATCATTACTTCTAACAAATTCAAATCATTAACTGCTCCTGCAACTCTTGATATTAAATTCTTACGTAAAGTTAAGAACCAAATCAAACAAGGTTATCGTAAAAATGCAAAATTCGTTATGAATACTGAAGCTTTTGAAGCTATTTCTAACGTTGAAGATGGCGTTGGTCGTGGTTTACTAGCTGTTGACCCACGTAACGAAGATGCTTACACATTATTTGGTCGTCCTGTAGAAGTTTATGATGAAATCGTAACTGATGATGCAACTGGTAAAACTCACATTCTATTTGGTGATTTCCAACGTGCTTACTACATGTTTGACCGTCAAGTATTCGAAATCAAAGCTTCTGATGTTGCAGGTAATGCATTCTTAACAGACCAAACTTTATTCCGTGGTATTGAGCGTTTTGACGGTAAAGTAATTGATCCTGAAGCAATGGTAGTAGTTAAAGACGTAGTTGTAGCAACTGCACAAGGTTAATTAGGAAGGGACTTGTTCCCTTCTTTTCTTATATTGAGAGGGGGAATGTAAATGATAGTATCCTTAGAGCAAATTAAGCAGTATCTAAGGGTTGAAATCGACTATTTTGATGAGGATTACTTCTTAGAAAGCTTAATTTTGATGTCTGAGGAGTACATTTTCAATGCTACAGGGCTAAAATTTGATGATAATGCACCTGAAATAGCTAAACATGTAGTTAGATTATTAGTCTCACACTGGTATGAAAACAGGGAAATAGTGAGCACACAACTCTCAAATAAGGTGGATTTCACTGTAAATACACTATTATTTCAACTAAAAAACTGCTATTTACCGCCTGAAAGTGGTGAAATCACGCCATGAATGCAGGTAAATTAGACAAAAGAATCACATTTCAAGACTTTAAATTAGTTAAACAAGATGGAATGACTCAAGAAGTTTGGGAAGACTTCAAAACTGTGTATGCAATGGTACGAACTATTAGTGGTAGGGAATTTTATCAGGCTGCAAGTGTTCAAAATGAATATACTACACGTTTTGTTATTCGATATTCAGCAGGAAAAGACATCAATGAAGACATGCGTATTAAGTATAGAAATAGAACATTTGGAATCGTTTCTATTATCAATGATAACGAAAGAGACGAAACGCTTACCATTATGGTAAAGGAATTGAAGAATAATGCCAATTAGATCAACTGGAATGGATGAACTTCAAAGAAAATTACATCGTTTGAGAAGATTAAATACAGATAATCGTATTGCTGAGAAAGCTCTAAAGGCTGGTGCAGATATTGTACGTGATGAAATGGAAAGGATTGCTCCTGAATCTCCCTTTAACAAGGAACACTTAGCTGAAAATATTATTATAGGTGAAATTATAGAAGGTCGAATTAGAATCAGTTACCATAAAGACTTCTTCTACGGTAAATTTCTTGAATGGGGAACATCTAAAATGGAGAAACAACCTTTCATGGAAGTTGCTTATCTCAACGTCAAACATAAAGCATTAGAAGCTATGGCTCATGTTTATCAAACAGAATTGAGGAAAATCCTATGAGTATTTATGGATTAATCGATGAAATTCTAACCCCTGTTGGTATTCCTGTATTCGCAATCGCTAAAAAAGGCACACCCGACACATACATAACTTATTCCCAATATGCTGAGGAATCAGCTTTAATCGTTAATGACAAAGAAACTCACACAGGCTATTACATTCAAGTTGATTTATGGACTAAAGACAACATGAAGTATATAGGTCTATCTGAAAAAATTAAAAAATTATTAGTTGATGCAGGTTTTGTAAGAAGAGCATCGGCTGACTTATATGAAGTAGACACGCAAATCTATCACAAAGGTATGCGTTTTTATTATGTTTATAAACAATCAAACTAAAACAATTATAAAGGTGGAAATTAATAATGGCTAAAATGGCAATTGGTTTAAAAGATTTATACTACGCAGTATTACAAACAGATGTACGTGATGGAGCAACTACATATTCAGCTCCTAAATATCTTGCTGGTGCAATTTCAGCAAACTTAAATCCTAACGGAACATCTACAACTATTTATGTAAACGATGCTCCTTCTGAAAGTATCACTTCTCAAGGATTACTTGAAATCGAATTAGGTATTGACGCTTTAGAATCTGAAGTTGCAGCAGAAATCTTTGGATATCGTGTTGATAACAACGGTGCATTGCTAGAAGGTAACAGTTCTAACCAGCCGTATATTGCTTTAATGTTCCGTTCAGAAACATCAGACGGAGGTTACAAATATTATGTCCTTTACAAAGGTAAAATCCAACCTCCAAGTGAAGAATTACAAACTAAAGGTGAGTCTGTTGAAATTAAAACAGGTTCATTAACTGGATCATTCGTATCTCGTGCTTCTGATGGTGAAAAGAAAGTAACTGTTCACTCTAATGACGAAAAAGTTAAGGCTAATCCTGAAATTCTATTAAACTGGTTCTCTGAAGTATATGAGCCAGATACAACTGTTACTCCCTAATAGTCCGACTTTAATGTCGGTTGACATGAGTTCTGCAATTGTAGACACAACAGAAACAAGTACAGAAGAATAACAAATTAAGAGGGTATCGAATTTCGGTACTCTCTTTTTTTTAACTAAAAATTAGACGGAGGAATTTATAATATGAAACTTACATTAAGAATTAACGGTGAAGAAAAAGTAATGCGTGAGCCTTTTATCTCAGGTTTAATAATGAAAAAATACAATACATTACGTGAAAAAGTAAACTATCTAGAAGATTCGGCTACAAATGATCAAATTGATGCATTAGTTGGTGTAATCGTAGAAGCATTTGATAAACAATTTACAATCGATGAGTTTTGGGCTGGTCTAAGAATGGACGATTTCAAAGAGAAAATCATTGAGTTTGTACTTATTGCAGAAGGTTTATTAAGTGTTGATGGTGAGGCAATCGTAAAACCTGAAGACTTTAAACAAGAGGATTTTGATGCCACTCCCTCTGACACGGATGGAGCGTCTTGACGAATTTTATATCTTTCTTATGAATAGTAAGGGTTATAAAATGCACGAAATTGACGAAATGGATATCCATCACATGTTTAAATTAGTTAAAAAAGAAATGGCAGAAAGTCAACAAATTAAAAAAGAAGAAGAACAACCTAAAAAAGTTTACATTGACCAAATTGCAGGTTGGTAATAAGGAGGTGGACATATGAAAGATATCGATTTAGGTTCATTGGGAGTCAGTTTAGATTTTCAAGGTTCTGCAACTTACGCTCAAAAAATGAACACTGTAGATAGAGCAAATAAAATTTATGATGGCGCACTTAAATCAATAACACAAGGTACTAAAAAGTTTGAAATGAGTATGGAAGATTTGAGTAAGACTTCTGGACTTATGCAAAAACAAATACAAACGAATAAAGTTAAGCTTGAACAAATGAAAGCTGAGTATGAGAAACTGGTTGCTACAAAAGGTAAAGACGATGAAGCAACTCAAAAGCAATTGATCGCTATGCTTAAAACTGAAGCTCAAATGAAAAAGAACGAACTTAAATTAGATACTGTTACTAGAAAAATCAAGGAACAGAGTAGTGCTTATACGCAGGTATCAAGAGATACTAATAAAGCTGTAAAAAGCATTGAGCAAGATTTAAAGGTACTTGAAAGTGAGTACAATAAAACGTCTGCTAGTATGTCTAAAATGGGTTCTAAATCAGAAGACTTATATCAGCAGTCGCAACACATGGAAAAGAAACTTAACTTAGAAGCTAAGGCTGTTCAAGTTTTACAACAAAAATATGAAGCAGCAAGGCGTGAAAAAGGTTTAGATAGTAAAGCAACAAAAGACAATTACATCGAATTAAATAATGCTATTGCACGTATGAACAAAACTGAACGTACTTTGAATAACTTGAATCACTCTATCGATGACAATGTTAAATCATGGCGTGTCTTTGGTAAAGAAGTGAGAATGTCTTCTCAGAAAATGGAAGAAATGCAAGACAAAGCACAAGGTATGAAAGATGCTATGAAGGCTGGTTTAGTTGCTGGTACTGTAGCAGGTGGAGCAGGACTTATTAAACTAGCTTCTGATGCTGATAGTGCTACAAAACAAATCCAAGCACGACTAGGCGCAACAGGTGCAGAAGCACAAAAGTTAAGTAAAGTTGCTCGTAAAGTTTGGAAAGAAGGTTTTGCTGAGAACATGGGAGAAGTTCAAAATGGGCTACTTCAAGTTAAGCAAAATATCAAAGGATTAGACGATGGAGAATTAGAACAAGTTACAAAAAATGCTATTACATTGGGTGAAGTGTTTGACGCAGATGTAAATGAAGTAACTCGTGCAGGCGGAAACGTAATGAAAGGGTTCGGTGTGGACTCTGAAAAAGCGTTTGATTTAATGGCATGGGGCGCACAAAAAGGCTTAAACTTCTCCAATGAAATGTTCGACAATCTCTCAGAGTATGCTCCACTTTACAAAAACATGGGCTTTAGTGCTGATGAATATTTCCAACTATTAGCTCAAGGTGCTCAGTCTGGTGTCTACAATCTAGATTACATAAACGATGCAATGAAAGAGTTCCAAGTTAGAATTACAGATGGCTCAAAAGGTACATCTGATGCATTTTATGCAATGTCATCAAGCACACGTAAACTATGGAAAGACTTCCAAAATGGTAAAGGTACTGTAAAAGATGTACATAATGCTGTCTTAAAAGAGCTTCAAGGAATGGATAATCAAGTCGATGCTAACATCATCGGAGTAGGTCTATATGGGACAAAATGGGAAGATACGGAAAGAGATACCATGTATGCACTTGGAAACATCGATGGAAAAATTAAAGGCGTAGATGGATCAATGAAAAAGGCTTCTGAAACTAATGAAGCTATGGTTGTTCGTGGTCGAGCACTTTTCCGTCAATTCTTAGACTCCATTACACCTTTCGGAAATGCCTTATTAGATGTTGGTGAGCGTTTATTACCTAAAGTTGAGACGGGTATCAATGGTCTTACAAAAGCTTTCACTAGTATGTCACCAAAGGCTCAAGATGCTGCAATCTCAATCGCTGCAATCGCAGGAGCTGGTGGTGGTATCGCTATCGCATTACGTAGTGTAGGGCTTTTGGGTGCAGGAATTGGACTTTTAAGCAATCCAGTTGGTTTGACAGCATTGGCAATTGGTGCAGTAGCCGCAGCAGGGGTGCTTGTTTATAAAAATTGGTATGACATTAAAGATGCAATGAAAGACCATCCAATACTAACTCTTCCACTTAAATTAGACCCTGTTATGAGTTCTTTTATTAAAGCCGCAGGTGGAGCTAGAGAATTCCGTGATGAAATGAATAAGTCAGCAATTGACACAGGCTTAAACTCAGATAAGATTTCAGAAGGAACTAAGAAAGCCATCAATGCTTACATGGATATGGACAATAAAGCTTATGCTTCAATGGTTAACTTATCAGCAAGAGGTGGAATAGTTACACAACAATTTGCTGATAGTCAAGTTGCTCAATATGAAGCAATGGCTGCTAGAATTCAAGGCTCAATGGACAAAGACCATGCTGAACGAATCAAGAAAACACAAGCTTTATTTGCACAAAATGATGGTTTATCTAAAGCAGAAGAAGAACTAGTTTTAAAGAGAATGGACGATGACCATTCAAATAAGAAAATGCGCCTTGAACAGTATGTTGCACAAATATCTGAAATTGAAAACAGAGCATCAAAAGAGAAACGTGATTTGACTGAATCTGAAAAGAGAACAGTAAATGGTATTCGAGAAAATATGCGTGTTATGGCTGTTCAAACTTTAAGTAAATCTGAAGCTGAACAAAAAATGATTCTAGGACGTTTGAAAAATGACGCTTCTAAATTATCAGCAGAACAAGCAGCGAATGTTGTTAAATCATCTGCTGAACAACGTGATAAAACTGTTGATAATGCTCAGAAACAATACGAGAAACAAAAGAAGAAATTCGAATATTTACGTGATGTAACTGGTGATATCACAGCAGAACAAGCAAGAAGAGCCATTGCAAATGCAAAAGAACAGCGTGATGTAACTATTGCCAAAGCAGAACAAATGCATGAAAGTGTTGTAGAAGAAGCTCAATTACAAGCAGGCGGTCATATTGATGCTGTTAACTGGGAAACTGGTGAGGTTAGAGATGGTTGGGATGAAATGTATGATAAAGTTCATGCAGTTTATAACAATATCTTAGAGTTCTTTGGTAAAGAGCCGAAGAAAAAGAAGTCAACAGGTTCAAAAGTTGTACATACATCAAAAGATAGATACGGTGGTAAAAAGAACAATGGTGCTAGTCGTGCAACTGGTACACCAAATGGTGGAACACCTAATGATGGCGTTGCTTTAACAGGGGAAGAAGGTACTGAGTTAGTAAAAGACGGTAAAACAGGGCAATTGTATTTAACAGGTACAAGAGGTGCTGAATATCGTTTCTTAACTAAAGGTTCATCCGTTTTACCTGCACATCACACTAAAAATGTACTTAAAAAGTATGGTTTTGGTAAAAGTTTTGGTGAAGATGATAGTAAAGTTACAAGTAATAAAAGAGCTAAAAGTAACGGCAAAGTACCTGCTTACGAAAGTGGAGTCGGTATTGCAAACTTTGATTTCATCATGCAAGGTGCAGAGAAACTTTGGGAAAAAGCAAATGCAAAAATAGGAATTAGTGATACTGTATTTCCTAAATGGTTTACGAATATGTCAGGAAGTATCGCAGGAAACGTTAAAGACATGGCAATTGAAAAGATTCAGAGTTTAATTGATGAAATCATGCCTGAATTTGGCGGTGGAGATAGTGGTATTGCAAGTTACTATTTAGGTTCACCATTCCGTGTTTCGACAAATTTCACACCAAATGGTAATAAAAATGATCGTGTTCACAAAGGCGGTGTCCATAAAGGGCTTGATTTAGCCGCACCTCGTGGGACGCATATTAAAAGTTTAACCGATGGTATAGTTGAACAAGTTCTTGTTGGCTCGGCTACTGCTGGTAATGGTGTACGTATTCGTTCAGGTAAGGACTTACTTTCATATATCCATATGATGCAAGCTCCGAGTGTTAAACAAGGTCAACGTGTATCGGCAGGAGATTTATTGGGGTACGTGGGAAGCACAGGGTTCTCAACTGGAAACCACTTAGACCTCAAAATCAAGCGTAATGGTTCTTACATCAATCCATTGACTTACTTACAAAACATGGCTAAAAATGAAGGCGGTGGAATGGGTGGAGGTAGTAATTATAGAGGGCAATATGCTTCTATAATCACTGCTGCAGCTAAAAAGTATGGAGTTAGTCCTGCTTTAATCGCTGGTATCATTCAACAAGAGTCAAAATTCAATCCTAATGCTCGTTCAGGTGTCGGTGCAACAGGTTTAATGCAGTTAATGCCAGCAACTTCTCGTTCTATGGGTGTAAGAAATCCTCGTGATCCTTACCAAAACATCATGGGTGGTACAAAGTACATCAAAGAAATGTTGAGATTAAATCATGGAAACTTAGCATTAGCATTAGCTTCATACAATGCTGGATACGGAAACGTATTGAAATATCATGGTATTCCACCATTTAAAGAAACTCAACATTACGTTAAAGTTGTTCAAGCTAACTACAATAGATTCAAGAAACAAGGTCTTGGAGCTTACGCAACAGGTGGTAAAATCACCAAACATGAAATTGCTGAATTAGGTGAAAATGGCTATCCAGAATGGGTTATCACTAAAGAACCACGATATAGAAATCAAAATATTGGTTACTTAATGGAAGCAATGAAAGAATTAGGTGTTTATAATCCTGTTCCTAATCTTAAATCAGGCTCATCTAGTAATAAAACAGCAAACAACTCCATTACTTCTACTCAACAGCAAGTACAACAAGAAGCACCTATTGTATTAAATCAGACATTTAATATTACTAGTGGTGGAAGTAAAGACGATGTTGAAGAATTAATAAAGACTATTCAGAAAGTCACAAGGGACGAACTTGAAAAAGTAAGTCGTTCTAAAGGCGTTCGTGGATTCAAAGGAGCATTTTAATAATGAAAAATTTGATACAAAGCTATGCAGGTGTACCCACGCCTGCTTTTTTGCATATTGAGAAAGTAAAATTGCCACCGTTATCTAACTCAATTGTTACGACTAAAGATATTCCGATGAAAAGTGGAAAACTTGTACTTGACCAAAAGTTTGATTCAAGAACAATTCCAGTTGACTTAGCTATTATTGCACCGACAGAAGATGAGTTTTTTGAAACACAATCCCAATTAGCTGAGTGGCTATTCCACAAAACACCTCAACCAATTATCTTTTCAGAAAGACCAAACGTTACATATTACGCAATTCTTGAGGGTGGAACAGATTTAGACCGTATTTCTAGAGTAGGTAAAGGTACTGTTAACTTAGTTTGTCATGATCCACATGGTTATGGAACTACAAATACAGTTGCTATTGATTTAACGAAAGATGCAACACCTCTAATTAACTTAGGAAATATGGAAACATCACCTATCATTAACTTCACAATGAACAAAAATGTCACAGATTTATTTTTAGCAACGCCTAATGAAGCACTTTATTTTGGTGAACCGTTTGACCCAACAGAAAAAACACCAGTCGATTTATCACCAACAATTATGAATGATGGTTGCAGTACGCTTCAAAATTGGCTACAAGTAGATACTTGGTCTGTAGATGGTGGAGTATTACGTGGTGCAGGAGTTTCAACTAATGGTTATTCATTTGGTCAAGGCTCTACAGATGGAAAAACTGATTATGGCACAGCAAGTGGTTTATGGCATGGCTCTAGTGCAGTTTTCTCATTAGACCACGCAGTGCAAGATTTCGAGATTGAAGCAGAAATACACTTCCAAGCAACTGATAAGAAACAAAAGGGTAGAATTGAAATTTATTTTTTAGATTCATCAAACCGTAAACTTGGAAAAATGGCTATGCGTGACTATGATAGTGGACTTGATAACCCTATTTTCGAATGTCGTTTAGGCGCAATGAATGAGTTTAATAAGCAAATTCAGAACACTTATGGAGCGAAGAAGGGTGTATTCAAGAACTTTCATGGAGTTATAAAAATAGGACGTAGAGGAAGACAATGGCATACCTTTATTGCTAAAACTGATGGAATTAATGATTATACAGCTAGAGATTACAAAACAATTACTGACACATGGAATAAGTTTTCAAGTTCAAAGGTAGCTAAAATTCAAATTCACTTCGCTGCCTATGGTAATGATCCAGCAGTAGACCAAATACGAATTGACAACATTAAAGTTGATGAGTTCTTAACAAAAACAGGTAATCAAGTTAATTACACATTTAAGAAAAATGACAAAATTATGATTGACTGTGAAACAGGTGACATAACACGTAATGGTATTCCTGCAATGAATACTCTTTACATAGGCTCAGAATGGCTAAAAATTGATAAAGGTGTAACTGGAATAACTGTATCTGATATCTCCGCAATAAAGGAGGGTACGATAAAGTTCACGGAAAGGTGGCTATAAAAATTAATGTGGTACATTTTAGATAAAAACTATAATACTATTGGTGTCTTAGATAACAAATTGCCAAAAGGATGTCCGATTCTTAGCGATAGTTACAAGTCAACATTAGCAGAAGGAAGCAAAACATTAGATTTTGTCGTTCCTTCTAATCATCCGAAGACTTCCCTTTTAACTATTGGGAACTTTATTGTTTACGAAGATAGTAGAGGAAAACGTGAATTATTCAGAATTAAACAAGGTATTGAAGAGAATGGAGAGAAGATGGAAGCAAGTATTCAATGTGAATCTGCTTCCACTTTTGATTTATTAAATAAAGTAATTGAAAAGAAAACATTCAGTGCTGAAAGCTTAGATACGATTGTGAATTTCGTATTAACAGATACGAGTTGGAAACTTAATGAATGTTACTATGCTGGAAGTATCTCTAAAACAATTGATGATTTACCTAAAGCTAAGACAGCATTACTTGATGTGGTATCTGATTTTGATGGTGAAATTGAGTTTGGAATTGAATGGGAAGGATTATATCCAGCAAATAAATATGTCAATATCAAAGACAAAGCTGGTCAAAATACTGGTGTGGTTCTTGAATATGAACACAATTTAGAAGGACTCACTAAAACAACTGACGGTGGAGATATTGTTACAACCTTAGTTGTACAGTGTACTAATCAAAATGGAAATGGAAATGCTATTTTGCTTACAGATGCACGAGTTGACCTTCCAGACGGTTATGAGATTGTCGGAAATAGACTAATTGATAACAATGCTCTAGAGCAATATGGAAACAGCACTCAACATACTGAAGAAAGTTACATAGACAGTACCGCAACTAATCCGAATGAATTATATGCTAATGCCCTTGCTCAGTTACAAAAAATGAATAAGCCTGTTATTACATATGCTGCTTCTGCTGTAATGCTTGAACAAATTGATGGATATGACCACATGTATGTGGAGGTTGGAGACACTGTTTATGTTAAAGATACATCAGGACTTGAACCACAATATCTAGAAGCTAGAATACTTGAAAAAGAGATTAGCCAAACGGATAAAACTAGAGGTGGAATTGTACTAGGTGAGTTTGTAGTACGAGAAGTTTCAGCAATTGAAGCATTAGACAAAGCTCAACGCACACTTAGACTTAAAGTGAATGAGTGGAGTGAAGCTTATGATTTAGCAAATGGTGTATCAAAAGAGTTAGATGAAGTAAAAGATAACATTGTTTATAAAGCTGACGTATTATCTACTAATGGAAGCACATTTAAAAATGGAATAATTAATACTCAACTTGTAGCAGTGGCTTATAAAGGTAAAGATGATATTACGACAACACTTTTAAATAGTGCATTCAATTGGAAAAAGTTTAAAGCAGATGGAACACAAGATACAACTTGGATTGGTACTGGAATAGGAAGACTTATATCAATAACTTCTGATGAAATTGAAAGTAGAGCTACATTCCAATGTGAAATTACTGTAGATGGAAAAATAGTTGCTATTGATCAGATTACAATTATCGATTTAAATGACGCAATTATAAGTGGTACAGCTCCAGAGAATCCAACAAAAGGAACTATGTACATAGATTCAACTGTAAAACCTCCAATTTGGTACACCTATAATGGGACTGAATGGGAAAAACAAGCACTATCTGTAGGCGATTTAGACCCTGAATTATTAAATACTGTGAGTGGTGTTGTAGAAGAAGTCGAAGATATTAGTGGACGTGTTACAACAGCAGAAAGTACAATTTCACAACTTAACACTTCAATTACATCTAAAGTTGAATCCTCTACATTCGATGACTTACAAGAAGTAGTAGACACTCAACAATCAACGATTGAACAACAAGCAGGACAAATTAGTTCTAAAGTTGAGAAAAACGGTGTGATATCAAGTATCAACCAAACAGCAGAAACAGTTAAAATTGATACATCTAAAATGGACATCATAGGTATTGCCACATATTTTGCTCAAGGTAATCCGAATATGATGCCTGCAAGAATGGATTCATTTGAACAATTAGATATTGGAACTGTACCAAGTTCAATGTTTTTAGGTACATCATCATTAACACAGAAAAACATCACAACTCTTTATTCATATGATGGCACTCGTTCACTTGTAATTCAGAGTTCAGCAACTTCTGATGGATGGTTGTATCTATCATCAGGTTCAAGTATTTATAATATTCCTGTTCAAATGGGAGCTTCTTATTTCTTCTCATTTTATGTGTACAATCCCGATGTAGTAAATACAGCTAGAATTCGTGCTTCTGTTAGATTATCAAATGGTAACTTTGCATCTGGTGGAGCTAAATTGATCAGTGGAAGTGACGGATGGTATAGATATGAACTTAAAGTAAATATTCCTACAGGTATTTCAACTTGTAATCTTGTTGTCTATAATGATACTCCAAATATTCCAGCTTACTTTGACTGTTTCCAATTTGAACGTGTAGACCCTAACGCAATCAAAGCAAGTCCATTTAAGCCTACTTCTGTGACTATTATTAACGGTGGAAACATTACAACTCAATCAATTGTTGCAGACCATATCAAATCATTGAATGGTCTGTCTGTCGGTACTCAGTTCAAAATTGATGCTAATGGAAATGTAACGATTGGTGAAGGTGCTACACTTACTGCTGCTAAATTTGCAGGTTTACGTGGTAACACTATCTACTTTGGTGATAAAGGTGCAAAGATTGATGTAACAACAGCAGGAACAATTGAACGTGCTCGTTTTGGTGTTAATGACAGTATCTACATGGCAATCGATGATAATAATAATTTCAACTTTGTTATGGACGATGGTGCTTTTAATCCTAAGTTTTGGAAGGATAGCAACGGTCATAGATTACTAAGTTTAGGTTCAGCTAACATTGCTGGATTAGCTAGTGGTGAAGCTGTACATATTCGAAATGTAAGTAACACAACTTATGCAAAATTGGCTGCATCAGATATTACAGCTACATCAAGTATTGATGTATGGGGCGGTGGTTCATTCAAAGGTGACGTAAATATTACTAGTAATGCTGGCATGTTAAAGCTTAACGGTACTAACCAAGCGTATATTGAGGTTTCATATGGTGGTGCTCGTAAAGGGTATATAGGTGCTGAATCAGCAACAGGAAGCAATATGGTTATCGCTTCTGATAAAGATGAAATTATCTTTAAAACTGATGTATGTCGTGTGAAAGTAGATAACGGTACAGCAAGAGTTGACTTTAAAAATGCTAATGATAGTGCCTACATTCCTATCTACGCCTCAAATATCACTTATAATTCTGTTCGTGAGCGTAAGAAAGATATTGAACCTTTTGTTGGTACTGAATACCCTGATGGAACGATTAAAACAGCATTACAGCAAATTAACGAAACACCTATTCGTACATACCGATTTGTTGAAGAGTTAGAGAATGAAAGAAAACATGTAGGTTTGATTCTTGACGAAAGCCCAGTCGATGTTATCGATATTCGTGGAGAAGGTATTGATGCTTATGCTATGGGTACTTACTCTTGGTCAGCTATTCAAGAATTAAGTAAAGAGAATCAGGATTTACGTTCTAAGAATGCAGATTTAGAAGCGAGACTTAAAAAATTGGAGCAACTTATATCTTAAATTACTTTAAACGCCTTGAGCGTTATTTTTTATGTCCAAAATGAAGGTGGTGAAAAAAAGTGGATCAATTATTTGTTGATGTGATGACTAAAGGTGGCGTAGAAGGTATCTTTGGTATTTTATTCATTTGGCTTTTAATGTCAACTAGAAAAGAAGCAAGAGAAGAAAAAGCAGACTCTAAACAACGTGAAAAAGAATCCAAAGAACGTGAAGATAAACTCATTTCACACTTGAATCGCACTACTGAAACCCTTCAAAAAATCGAACAGTCTATCACATGTATTCCAATTATTGAGCAATCTATTTCTGGTATGAAAGAAGAAATTAAAGATATTCGTAAAAAGATTGAAAAATAAAATGAAATGGAGTGTATTAAAATGGTAAAGAAAATCTATTTAGATGAAGGTCACGGAGAGCAAATAGATTCAGGAGCTATTAACGCTAAAGAAGGCTTAATGGAAGCTCAGTTAAATTTAAAACTATCTAACTATGTAATTACATACTTAAAAGCTACATATATAGGGTTCGAAATTAATCGTACACGTTCAGATAAAACATTTGCTTCTTTAAAAGCACGAGCTAGCAAAGCTAATAAATGGGGTGCTGATGTATTCGTATCAATTCACGTTAATGCAGGTGGAGGTACAGGTTTTGAATCATTTATCTATAACAAAACTACATCAGCTAAAACAAAAGAATTACAGAAATGTATCAACAATCGTGCAATGAGTGCTGCTAAGAAACATGGTCTAGGTGCTCATGGTAATCAAGCATACAAGTCAGGTAATCTTTCAGTGTTACGTAACACAAATATGCCAGCATGTTTAACTGAGATATGTTACATCGATTCTAAGGACTGTGAGATGTTAAAGAATAATGATTTTTTAAAGGATATGGCTGAAGCATATGCAGATGGTATTGCAGACTTTTTAGGTCTAGAAAAGCAATCTGATAATAAGGATTCTGAGTCTAAAAAGGAAACTGTACAACAAGTAAAAGCTCCTGCTAAATCAACTGATAAAGCAATCGGTACAGTAAAAGTGTTGATAAATGATCTATATTACTACAATAAAGCAGACTGGAATGCGAAGGTAGGAAAAGCTCAAAAAGGTGACGTATTCACCGTTGTCGATAAAATTAAAGTAAACACAGCTTACATGTACAAATTAATCAGTGGCACATACATTACATCTGCAACTAAATATGTGGAGTTTACTAAGAGATAAGTAAATTACAAGCTGTATTGAAATCTAAAAGATATTAATTAAAGCCCCTGCTCTTCAGAGTAGAGGCTTTTTTATTTGTCTATAATGGTACTATAGATAAGAATGTGAGGTATCAACGATGGAAAATCAAGAAGATAAATATACGAATATAGATGTAACAAAGGTTTATGAATACAGTGAGCTACCAGATAAAATCAGTGGTCGCTGTGATAACTGCGGTGGAGTAAAATTCAAAAGCAGTGTAGGTGGTGGCAAGTTTCTACGTGAATGTACGAATTGTGGGATGAAAAAGAATATTTAATAAAAAAGCTATAAAAGTTTTTTCTGTTTGAAGAGTATTTCCTATTTTTATTGAATCGGGATATTCACCCAAGAAAGTATATGGGTAAATGCATATGCTTTATTTGAATAAAAA